CAGTTACTGAATACATACCTGATGGTAAGTGGAATAGAAAAATTCCTTGGTATGATATTTTTATAGCTGACCAAAAAGACATTTTATATTTAAGAAACCTAATAGCTGCAGGTGAAAAACTAAGTGAACGTGCAAGAATATGGATGTCTACCATACATGCAATAAAAGGCGGTGAAGAGGACAATGTAATTTTATCTATGCATCAAGGTGAGAGAGTTCAAAGAGGAATCAAAACAAGCCTTGACAAACAAGATGAAGAACATAGAGTGTGGTATGTAGGAATCACTAGAGCAAGAAATAATCTCTACAAATTAAAAGCTAAAAAGAAAATAAAGGAATATGAACTATGACAAGTAACGATATGTTTGATGATACATTTCCTGATGGTAAGCAGGTCGGGGGGAATCATTACAAACAGTTTCTCATTCAACCCTGGACTTTTATAAGAGACAATGAACTTAATCCACTGCAAGCAAACGTAATTAAATATGTCTGCAGGTATTTATCTAAAGGTAAAGCAATAGAAGATTTAGAAAAAATAAAACATTATTGTGATTTAGAAATACAACATCTAAAAAAGATAGGTAATGGAAAAAAGAAGAAATAAAATTTTAGAAATTCATGCAGGTTGGTTATGGAACCAAGGCATGTTTGAAAAATCTATGGAGTGTTTAGAACAAGCAAAAGAAGTTAGGTCAGAAAACAAAAGGTATAAATATGTTAACACCACAAACGGAATGGGTACAACCGAAAGAGTATCCAGATCTTAGATCGTACGACGAGATAGCGATCGACTTAGAAACCAGAGACCCTGATTTAAAATCAAGAGGCTCTGGTGCAGTTATTGGTAATGGTGAAGTTGTAGGTATTGCAGTGGCAACCTATAATGACAAATGGTATTTTCCTATTGCACATAAAGAAGGACCTAACATGGATAGGAAGAGAACCCTGGAATGGTTTAAAGATATTTTAGAATGTCCAGCTACAAAAATATTTCACAATGCAATGTACGACGTCTGTTGGATACGTAGTCTAGGTTTTAAAATAAATGGTTTAATTGTAGATACAATGATAGCGTGTTCTCTCCTAGACGAAAACAGATTCTCATACACATTAAATACTTTGTCCTGGCATTTTTTAAATGAAGGCAAAAGTGAAAAGGCTTTATTAGCAGCTGCAAAAGAAAGAGGACTGGATGCAAAAGCAGATATGTGGCAGTTACCTGCGCAGGAGGTTGGAATCTATGCAGAGAAAGATGCAGAGTTAACTTATAAACTTTGGCAGCACGTAAAGAAATTATTAATAGAACAAGACTTAGAAGATATATTTAATCTCGAGACCGATCTTTTTCCTTGTTTGGTAGACATGCGTTTTTTAGGAGTACGAGTGGATACAGAAGCATCTCACCAATTGCGGAAAAAATTAATTGCACAAGAGCAAATGCTATTGCAAGAGATTCAAAAAGAAACACAAATAGATGTTCAAATATGGGCAGCACGGTCGATTCAAAAAGTTTTCGAAAAGTTGAACCTACCTTATGAGCGTACCGCGAAATCCGGCGAGCCTTCATTTACAAAAAATTTCCTCTCTAGTCATGAGCACCCTATAATCCAAAAGATAGCGGAAGCAAGAAAAATAAACAAGGTCAATACAACTTTCATAGATACCATACTGAAACATGAGCATAAAGGTAGAATTCATGCTGAAATAAATCAGATTAGATCAGATGATGGAGGCACTGTAACAGGTAGATTCTCTTATCAAAACCCAAACTTACAGCAAATACCAGCCAGGGATCCACACACAGGGCCTTTAATTAGAAGTTTATTTATACCTGAGGATGGCTGCAAGTGGGGTTGCTTTGACTACTCGCAACAGGAACCAAGGCTTGTTGCACACTACGCATTAAGATTTAGCCTGCCTTCTGTAAATACAATTGCAGATTCTTATGACACAGACTCCTCAACAGACTTTCATAAGATAGTTGCAGAGATGGCAGAAATACCAAGATCACAAGCTAAAGTAATTAATCTAGGTTTGTTTTATGGTATGGGTAAAGCAAAACTTCAGGCTGAATTAGGAGTTACAAAATTTAAAGCAGAGGAATTGTTTGATAAGTATCACAGCAAAGTTCCATTTGTTAAACAACTAATGAATCAAGTTATGAAAGCTGCTGCTGACAAAGGTCAGATTAAAACTTTACTTGGTAGACATTGTAGATTCCCTAAATATGAACCTATATTACGTGGATCTGATTGGGGTAAATATGTACCTGCGGAAGATCAAGAGCGTATGGAAGATCTACAAGCTATGGGCCCTTATCTAAAAAATGATGAAGGCGAATTACTAAAAGACAAAGATGGTAATCCTAAAAAGAATTACTGGCACAACAATCCTACACGTAGAGCATTTACATACAAAGCTTTGAACAAATTAATTCAAGGTTCTGCTGCTGACATGACAAAGAAAGCTATGTTAGATTTATACAAAGAAGGAATACTGCCTCACATACAAATACATGATGAATTAGATTTATCTGTTGAAGACGATAAACAAGCTGAGAAGATAAAAGAAATTATGGAATCAGCTGTTGATTTAAAAATACCAAACAAAGTAGATTATGAATCGGGTCCTAATTGGGGCTCTATCAAATAATGGCTCACGTCTTAGCCATACAAAACTCACACAATGCATCTGTTTGTGAAATAAAAGACAATAGAGTAATATACTTTCAAGAAGCAGAAAGACTAAATAAGGTTAAGAAGAGCCCAAATTGGTCGGCGTTGCTGCACAAATATAGTGGGTATAACTTTGATGAAATTATTTTTGTACATTCTTCTTCTGAAGATAAACAAAACCCAGAACAAGTATTTAAAGATTTTAGTATTAAATATACAAAATTTAATTATGTAACAGGTCATCACTTCTATCATGCGTGCTGTGCTTTTTATAATTCAGGTTTTAAAGAATCTTATGTGTTAGTTGCAGATTGTAATGGCGGTTATTTTAATTATGATAACCTAGAATCAGAGCTTATTTCTCTATATTATTTTAAGGGTCAACGTTTTAAAAAAGTATTTCAAGTGTATGCATCTGAAGATGAATACATAAAAGGTAAAGACATATTTATAAATACATTTAGCCTGGGTAATTTTTATACATACGTGAGAGATGTATTAGGTATGCAAGAAGAAGGATCTGTTATGGGTCTATCCAGTTACACAGATGAAACCTATCCAATAAATTTATTCACAACTAAGTTCAATCATTTTAAAAGTGTGCAGCAAAGTGTATTTAAAATACTGGAACAGAAACCCAAATTGGACGATGCAATTTTATGTAATACAATTCAAACTGAACTAGAAAATATTATCTCTAAGTATGTTTCAAATCTTAAAAACAAAAATCTATGTGTATCGGGTGGCGTATTTCAAAACACAGTTCTTAATTCAAAGTTACTAGACATCTCACCAAACCTGTACGTAGATCCTTTCTGTGATGACGCTGGTATATCGATGGGTGCAGCTTTATTCCATACTAAAACTAAAAACAAACTAAATGATTTATATCTTGGAGATTTTCCAAACTATACAATCCTTCCAAACAGAGGAGAACAAATCAAACACAAAGACGTTGCTAAACTTATATCAAATAAAAACATTGTAGCTATCTATCAAGGACGAAACGAACTAGGTCGAAGAGCTCTAGGCAACAGGTCCTTCCTGTATGATCCAAGAGATAGCTTTGCAAAAGAAAAACTTAATGTGTTAAAGAATAGAGAATGGTTTAGACCTGCAGCAGGCACCATGCTTCATGAACATAGACATGACTGGTTTGATTTAAAATCAAAAAATGAAAGTAGCTTTATGTCTTATGTGTTTCAGGTTAAGAAAAATAATATTCCGGGTATTACGCATGTAGATAATTCGTGTAGGATTCAAACGTTAAAGAAAGAACAAAACTATCATTTCTATAAATTAATAGAAGAGTTCTATAATATAACAGGCGTTCCTATCCTGGCTAATACATCATTTAATTTATCTGGCTTTCCTCTAGTCAACAGTGTTGATGACGCAATAGAGGTTTTAATGCATGAAAAAAATAAAAGTTTTAACTTTATTTATTTTCCAGAACTTAGTAAAATATTCTCCAAACAAGATTTTTATGACTGATTATGGCTTATCTAAATGCAAACGTACCAGTAACCTATGCCCAAATTAGAAGGGAATATCTTTATGACTTACAAAAACATCATGGAGAAGTTGAAGATTGTGTTATCTTTGGTATGTCAAGCATCACGGGTAGGCCTATATTATTTCACGCTATTATGGAGAACGGCGCAGTATTCTATCGCCTGCCTATTAGCGCGTTTATTCAAAGAGGATTTGAACCATCCGAAGTCCCCCAGCGAAGACTTGATGAGTTACAGCTTTGGAATTCTTTCAGTTATTACCCTGCTGTTACTTCTTGGGATATTTTAGACGGCCAAGCCGGCAAATACATTGGAAAAGATAAGAAATGGCATTCAGGTAAGTATCTTTTTACTATTGACTGGGCTCACCCAGAGAGTAATATAATAGACACTGATCATTCAGAAATACCGCATGAACATAAGTGCGCTCACATATTGGCACTAGACGACGGCAATTATGCTGCACAGCCAAACAACAGAATTATATGGGACATACCATCTTTTACAGTCAGAGACGATATACCTGACTGGAAAGTCCAGACGAGTGAGTGGAACGTAGAAGACTCTCGTCAATGGAGAACAGAGGACACTGATAAATTCTTCTACGAAATTGAGGAGAAGAAAAAATGAAATGTGAAAATTGTGATATGAATTTTTTCGTAGCTGACTACAACAAGCAGAGGGAATGCCCTCACTGTGGTCACATTCACGGAGAAGATTATGTAGAGCACACTCATGATGATGGCGTTACTCACGCACATGAAAATGGAGATGTTCCACATACACACGAGGAGAACAACATGGCTAAAAAAATAGTTAAATGGGTTTGGAATTTAATCTGCTGGCCTTGGAAAAAGTTAGTAGAATGGCTTTGGACTAGATAATGTCAGTAAAAATTTCAGACAACACTTCAATCGGTTTGCCACTAAGGAACTTAATTTCTTTGGTGGCTGCCGTCGCCGTCGGCGCGTGGTTCGCGTTCGGAGTGATTGAAAGGCTCAACCGTTTGGAGACAAAGAACCAATTATTTGAAAAAGATTTATTGGAGGCTAGTGTTCAAAAACCCATAGATCAAGAGCAATTCATGATCTTGGAATGGCAGGCCACCCAGATAGAGAAGATGCAAAAGCAATTAGAAGATAATGTGCACACAGGTGTAATGTTAAAAGCACATGAAAAAGAAATTACTAAACTTAAAGCAGATATAGAAAAACTAAAAGACTCTACAAGAGATATTAAATTTGGAAATGGGAACGGAACACATTAATGACAACTAAATTTGTAATAGCACTTTGTTTATTTTTAAATGGTCAATTGGTAGAACACCGTATCCAGGAGTCGATGGGGACTTGTCTTAAGATGAAAAGAGAAGCTCAGAGAAACATGGATATGGCTAACAAACAATTAATGTGTGGAGAAGTAGAGGCTTACATTTCTAAGAATATAGATGGCAGCGAAACAATCGACAAAATCGTTATCGAAAGCAAATAAATATGCAAAAGAGCTGCGTACACCACGCTTCAAGCAACTTGTAATTAGAAACAAAAAGAAATATTATACTAGAAAAAATGTTCAGAAAGAAATTAAAGATATGTTATGACGACAATCTAAGTTTAGAGGATGCAAAAAGTATTTTCAAAACTGTGCCGCATAATTTTCCTGGATACTTCAGGACCATGCATAAAAACTTCTTTGATCCAGTTGTTAAAAAATTTTTACCTTTCACAAAAACTATAAAAAGTTGTCCAGGTTTTGTAAACCTATA